GACGTATGACTCGCTGGTCGACGACATCCAGACCTATCTGGAGCGTACCGACCAGCAGACATTGGACAAGATTCCGCAGTTCATTATGCTGGCGGAGCAAATCATTGCGGCTGAGATCAAATTCCTTGGCAACCTGACTGTGGTCACAAGCACCATGGTGGCATCTGCCAATGTCATTCCCAAGCCCGCACGCTGGCGCAAGACGGTGTCAATGAACGTGACCGTGTCAAGCAAACGCCAGCCCGTGCTGCTGCGCACCTATGAGTACATTCGAGAGTATTGGCCAAACCCAACGTCAACGGACGTGCCGCTGTTCTTTTGCGACTACGACTATGAGCATTGGCTGATAGGCCCAACGCCCACGCTGGGCTATAACTACGAGGTGCTGTACTACGAGCGAGTGCAGCCCTTGGACTCATCGAACCAGTCCAACTGGTTCACCCAGTACGCGCCACAAGCGCTGCTGTATGGCACTTTGCTGCAAGCCATGCCGTTCCTCAAGAACGACGAGCGCATGCCTATGTGGCAAAGCAACTACGACAGAATCATTGAAGTCCTGAAGACGGAGAACGTCACTCGTGCCGCTGATCGTCAGGCGATTGTGAGGGATTCATGAGCTTTACCAGTCCATTTACAGGTCAGGTCATTCAACCGACCGACGTCTCTTATCGCGATATAACGCTCTCAGCCGACACGACCCTTTCTTGGCCAATCAACGGCAGCGATACCGACAACGCCGCCGCACGGGTCATGGACGTCACGTCGCTGTCAAGCGGCTTGGTGCTTTCTGGCGTCACCGTTACAGGCACGGCAGGCCAATGCTCCTGCACCGCCACCCCGAGCTTGTTTGTTGGCCAAGCAGTTGTTGTCACTGGAGTTTCCACGGGCACTTCAGGCGGCATCACCACTGGCAACACCTACTACATCATTGTTACCAACGGCACAACAACCTTCACACTGTCGGCCACCTTGGGAGGCGCTGCGGTGGCCACCACGGCTGGTACAACGACTGGCCTGACGTTCACGCTTGACTCATTCACCTTGGACATGCCGCCCGCCAATCAGGCCTCTGTTGGCATTGATGCGCTGTTCCGCAACGTAGGCTCCTACACCTTTACCGTCAGAACTTACACTGGCGGCACGATTGTCACGATTGCCCCGGGCGAAGCCAAGTACATCTACCTCACCACCAACGCCACCACGGCGGGCACATGGGGACTCATAGCCTTTGGAGTGGGCACATCCAATGTGGATGCCGCCACCCTTGCTGGTTTTGGCCTCAAGGCCATTTCCAACACGCTAAATTCAGCAAACGAGGTCAACACCTTTGCGTCCAGCTACACCGCGCTGACCACTGACCGAGCATCAACCTACGTCTGGTCTGGCGGCTCTGGAACACTGACGCTCACCTCTGCTGTAACGTTGGGCAATGACTGGTACATGATGGTCCGCAACGGCGGCACTGGTACTTTGACCATTGCTCCTGCTGGCGGCATTCTGATCAACGGCGCATCAACCATCTCCTTGCAGCCTGCTGACTCTTGCGTGATCTGCTGCTCTGGCTCTGCCTTCTTCACCGTCGGTTTAGGCCGCAGCACTGAGTTCAACTTTACCCAGCTCACCAAGGCTGTGGTGAGTGGCAGCTACACCCTGACCGCCTCAGAGGCGGCCAACACAATTCAGAAGTACACCGGGACCCTGACTGGCAACGTCACCATAGTGCTGCCACAAACAATTCAGGTGTACTACATCACCAATCAGACCAACGGCGGCGGACCCGGCTACCAGATTACCTTTACGACAAGCGGAGGAGGAGCCACGGCTACCGTCCCAGCAAGCCAGCAGGTGATCTTGCTGTGCGACTCGGTCAACTTGCTGAACGCCTCAACGATTGCCGCTGGTGCGGTGAACGTGTCTTTGGTGGATGGCACGGTGGGCGCTCCATCGCTTAACTTTGCGACCGAGACGTCAACAGGCATTTACCGCCCCGGCTCGGGCGAGTTTGGTATTGCAATCTTGGGCGTCAAGCTGTTTGGGCTGACCGCGACAGGGCTAAACATCCCGGGCACGGGGAACTTTACTGGGGGTGTTCAGGGCGGGACCTTCTAATGGCTGCCAAGGTTTTCTCCCTCGACACGCAGCCGGGTATCCAGCGCGACGGCACAATATTTGACAAGCAGTTCTACAACGACGGCGAGTGGGTCCGCTTCCAACGTGGCCGTCCTCGCAAAATCTTGGGCTATCGGGTCATTTCTGACCAACTTACAGGCCCCTCACGCGGGATCTGGGTCAACGCTCAGAACGCTTTTACGTCTATCTTCAGCGGCTACAACAACGGCCTTCAGGTCCTGACCATTGACAACAATGGCGTGGGCGCTGGGGTGGGTAACTTTACCCTGTCTAACTTCACGCAGTCTAATTTGAACCTGTGGCAGATGGACGGCTTCTACGACGTAGCGGGAACGGGTTTGCAATCCTTAATTGCTCACCCGGGGCAAAACCTTGCCTCCATCGGAAACAACAACAACACCCCAGTGCTGATTGGTGACATAACCGCTTTGACCATGAGTCAAATTGGTGTGTTTACTGCCTCTGGCACGACAACAAATTTAAGCGCCACGGTGACTTTGGCGGCGTCAAACACATTGATTGGCGCTGGCCAAACGGTGACTGGCACGGGCATACCCGCCAACACCACGGTGGTGTCCATCGTCACGACCACGCTGGTGCTCTCCAACGCCGCCACAGCCTCTGGCACTGTGACGCTGACCTTCAACAACAACATCTCGGTGTCTGGCGGGGTTGTGTCGCTGCACCCTTACCTGTTTGTGTACGGCAACAATGGCCTGATCCAGAACTGCTCGGCTGGCAACACCAACGACTGGGTTTCTGCGGACGCCAACGCGGTCAATGTGGCCTCTGGAAAGATCGTGCAAGGGCTACCCGTCAGGGGCGGCTCAAACGCGCCCTCTGGGCTGTTTTGGAGCCTTGACAGCCTTGTCCGCGTGTCGTTCATCGGCGGCACGGGAACGCCTGCCCAATACTGGCGCTATGACATCATCAGCAGCCAGTCATCAATTTTGTCTTCGCAGTCGGCCATTGAGTACGACGGTGTCTATTACTGGTGCGGTGTTGATCGATTCCTGCTGTACAACGGTGTGGTCAAAGAGATCCCCAACACCATGAACCAGAACTACTTTTTTGACAACTTGAACTATGACCAGCGTCAAAAGGTTTGGGCAACAAAGGTTCCTCGCTACGGCGAGATCTGGTGGTTCTATCCCCGAGGCGATGCCACCGAATGCACTGACGCGATCATCTACAACGTGCGTGAGAACACTTGGTACGACGCTGGCGAGGCCCGTGGTGCGCAGCGCTCTGCCGGGTACTTCTCGCAGGTGTTTGCTTTTCCCGTGGCCGCAGACTGGCACGCCAGCACTGCTGAGACCGTGTTCACGGCTACTTTCAACGAGGTGTCTGGCAGCGTTTTCCTGTACAGCGACACCTACAACACTCAGGTGGCTTTGAATCAAGTCATCTCTGGCTCCAACATCCCAACAAGCACGACTGTGGTGGCCATCACCTCCAGCAACATCAAGACGCTGGGAGCGATTACAGGAGGCGCAGGCTACGTCAACGGCTCCTACACCAACGTAACCCTCACAGGAGGCTCTGGATTGGGCGCTAAGGCAACCATAGGCGTTGCCGGGGGCATAGTGACCACCGTGACCATCACGGCCCGTGGAGCTGCCTATTTGGTTGGCAACGTCCTAAGCGCCACGGCGGCCAGTTTGGGTGGCACGGGAGCGGGGTTCTCAATTCCTGTGTCGGCAATTTATGCTCAAGCAATCCAAATGTCGGCGGCCGCCACGGGAACTGGCGCGGCCTCCTTGACGTTTTCGATCCCGGAAAACTTGATCGAAATCTACCAGCATGAGATTGGAACGGACGACATCAATGGCCAGAACGTGCGATCAATTCTCAGCTCATTTGAGACCAATGACCTGAGCTGGCTTGGTGGTGGTCCTTCTCAGCCTCAGCCCGAAGGCCTCAACCGTTGGATTCGCGTGGAGCGTATCGAGCCTGATTTTGTGCAAGAGGGCGAGATGAGCGTGGTTGTGACTGGCCGCCCGTTTGCTCAGGGCGAAGACAAGGAGTCCGACCCTTACATTTTTGGACCCAACACAGGCAAGATTGACATGCGTGAGCAGCGCCGTGAGTTGCGACTGAGGTTCACCTCTGACGTGGCTGGGGGAAACTACCAGCTTGGCAAATTGGTTTTGAACGCCGAGATCGGCGACGTGAGGCCATATGGCCCTTAATCCCGCACAGATCTATGACCCACGATTTCACACGTTTGAATCGTGGGCCTGCCTCATGTGCGAGCTTTACGCGGCCCAGAATTTGGAGATCCCAACGCCATTGACCGATTGGCACAAGTGGGGTGACGGACTGAATGCGATCGACGTGTTCGCGAACGAGGCAACACCTCGCACGGATCAGTTTGTGGATTGGTACAGTTGGGCTGAGGCCATGGTGGCGGCAGTTAACCCTTCAACAAAATCAACATAGGGTTAAATATGGGCGGACAATACGTTGAAACTGATGTTGGTGGGCAATGGTATGAAAACACGCCCGAGGAAGAGGCCGCCATATTAAACGCGACCGAGCAAAACAAAACCAAAAATGACGCCATCAACAAGATGCGCGACAACATCCTTGCGCAGGGGACCATGGATAAGTGGTCAACTGGCCGTGGGTTGAGCAAAGAGCAGGCGGCTTGGTACATGGCTGAAAGGTTGTACCTCAAAGGCATCAATCGCATTGAAGATTTTGGCCAGCGGGATAGTACAAAAGAAGAAGAAGTTTTCCCGGGGCATTCAGAGGTGCAATCCATCGGATGGGATTCAGAAGGCCAAGAGCGATTTCAGCAAGTAATGGTCTCGGGTGGTTATCA